TTTATGTAAAGTTGTAGCTCCTAAAGTTCTATCGTGAAAAACTCTTGCACTTCTAATTGTAATATATCTTTTGCATTGTTCTGTAATGTCTGGGAAATTTAAAAGATAAACAATAGTTACATCTTCAAAATCTCTATCAAAGGTGTCAGTATTTTCTGCAAGGTTATAAAGATAATTATTTCTTTGAACTATATCGTATGATGCTTTTGAATATTTATATGGGTCTAGTTCAACTCGTAAAACATTATTTGCTACAGGAATTTTATTTGTGTTATCTCTAGATAAAGTTGCTTTGTAATGTGTGTTGTAATGCCAACCTTGTGATTGCACTTCTCTACAAATTTCATCTAGAACATTTTTAGCTATTGTACCATCAACAGGTAAAACACCACTCAAAGAAGACAGTGGAGCTTCTCCAATAGTTGAAAGCATAGTATTAACTGCTTCAAGTTCAGTTGTTCTAGTTTGAATTGTCATAAATAAAATTTGAGTTGTGGGGAGAAGTTAATCCCCCCACAAGATACTTAAAATGAATTAAGCTGATGTTTGAATAACAACTGCACTTTCAGGTCTAAGTATTCCACTTCCACAAGCCATTCTAGCTGTCATAAGTGTTCCAAGTCTTCTTGGGTCATAAGTGCTTTCTAGAACCATATCTTTTAATTTTACTGTTCCGATTGCTGACTTCTGAATAATTATTCCTGCTACGTTAGCAAAGTTGCCAATGTAGGTGTTGTTTTGTCCTGATGTTGCTACTGCGGACTGGTCTGTAAAACTGTCCACTGCGGTATTCGATTTCACAACAGGTACTCCACCTATTGCTACTACACTTCCTTTACCGAAGTCTCCATTAGCATCTGAGAAATCTCTTGATACTAATTTATCAACATTACATAGTTTGTAATATAATGCAGGTGGAACGATACAAACTCTATCTGAGCTTGGTACGTCTTTTTCGTCCATTTTTTGCACACCTTCAAATACTGCATCTATAAAAGATGTAGCAGTTGTGATTGCGTTTGCATTAACAACTTTTGTTCCAATAGAACCGCCTGTTACGTTAGCAACTGCTGTTCTACCTGCAAGTACACATAAGTTAAGTAAGTGTTTATCAATTCTCTTTGCTAGGGCTTGACCCATTTGCGTTGAGAAGATTGACCTTACGTCATAATGGTTCTTGAGTTCATCAATTTCTGCAATAAAAGCTGAAGAAACTAACATATCGTCTATGTTAATAATCTTTTCGTTTTTATTCATTGGGTCTCCCAAGATTTCATTACCTGCTGTATGGTAACTCGCTGTTATTGTTCCTGTTACTGGGAACTGTGCCGACTTTCCATTAGCAATAGTTCTGGTTGTTGTGTAGTTCAGCATTACGTTTTCTCTTTCGAAAGCTGATAATACTTCACCAGAAAATATTTTTAAGAAAAGGGCATTAGCGTCACCTGCGGAATTTATCTGTCCGAGACGAGCTGGATTTGCGTTTGACATTTTATTGTCTCCTTTTTTTGGTTTGTTGTTTCAGCTAATTTACTTTTCTTAATTGAGAAAGTTATCTGACGTATCAGGCAGTCTTTTTAGAATTTTAATTAGTTTCACCTCTCTAAATGAGAGATGGTGATTTATTTCCAACCTTTCTTCATATCCTTATATGCTTTTGGACTGATTGTAGATTTACTCTTAGGTCTAGAAATTCCTAATCTTCGTCTTCTATTTATATTTGCAACTAAGCTATTTTTTGTCATATTTTTTTTCCATTAGTCATACACTTAATAGTTACAACTTCTCTTAATTTAATTTCAGGAACATATTGAAGATAATTTTCAATACTTCGTCTTAGGAAAGAATTATTTTCCTCTAAATATTTTTCACATTTTTCTTTTTCAAGAAAAAATATATTTGGATTATAAACTGGATAAAATTCTTCTATGCCATCACTTAATATAAGTAGAATTGCAACTACATAGTACAATCTTTATTTTTTATATTTGTCTAAAATGTTCACACCAAAACTTCCCATAAAAACTATTAAGATAGCCCACAAGATTTCTGATGGTGCTGATTTTAAGATTTCAAAGCCCTTAATCATATAAGGTTGTAAAGCAGGTATAAAAGTACAAACTATTATTCCTGATATAAACAAAGTTAGCCACTCATCTTTGAGTGATTTACTGCTTTCTTCCACTTGTGCTATTGAAACTTGTTTCATAGCTTCAATCTCAACCACTCTTTCTGCTTTACGCAGTTCAATGTTATGTTGAATTTCTTTAAAAGTTTTTTCAACAATCAGTGAAGTAAGTGGATTTTTTATTAGTCCTATTAAAAATCCCCACATATTATTTTTTTGACCTGTTATATTTTTTTGAACTTACTCGAAGATTAGACAATGAATTATTTTTTGGGTTGCTATCCTTATGGTCTATGTCTTTACCTTGAATAGCTTTTGCACCTAGTTTCTTTCCCATCAATCTTCTTGCTAAATTTCTTGATGCTCTATTCTTTAATTGCTCAGGTTTACCTTGATAATTTTGATATTCTTTACGATAATTTCTCAATTAAATTACAGTGCTTTTTGATAGCTTTGCTTCTACTTCTCGTCTGTAAGCACTATCTTTTTGGTAACGTGGGTCATTCATAGCTTTAGTAACTTGAGCTATAGAAGTAAACACTTCACCTGTAATATTATCACTGTCCCCAGAAAATAAAGTTTGTGTTGAAGAAGTAGTCATTCCTGCTTCTGCCATCAGGCCTTTAACAGCGAGTTTGGCCTGAGATAATGTTCCGTTAGATACAATATCATTAAAACTATCTACATCTTCAGGCGATAAATTATTTACTGCCCATTTTGTAAGTTGGTCATATTTTTCAGCAGAACCAACTAATGAGTGAACTTCTTTTACATAATTATCTGATAATGCAATTTGACCATCAATATAGGCATTTACTAAATCTCGTGTGATACCTTTTTGTTCTAGTTCAACATAAGATTTTTCTGAAAGCTCACCATTTTGTGCATACTCATCACTGTATCTATCAACTTCTACACCAGAAACTTCAGCAACATTATTATTTGCTGTTAGTTTTTTTGTATCTTTTACTGGTTCTTTATTTGTAGAACTAAATTTCTTTTCTAATTGTGTATATGCTTTTGCAAGTTCTTCTGCTGAAGCAAACTTTTCAGGAAGCCATTCAGGTTTTTTTTGTGTGCTTTCTGTTAAACTATCTACTTGTGAAATTACAGTATTAGTTCCTGAGTTAGCATTTGAAACTCCATCTGCATTTACTACGATACCAGACTTAGAAAGTTCTTGAGCTGATTGTTCTAAAGATACATTATTTGTATCAGGTTTAATTTCTATTCTTTGTGTGTTCATCTAATACTCCTTATGTTTGAACCATTGAATTTCCAAGTTCCTGAATTACGTTTCCTACATCAGGATTATCTTGGTTAGCTTTTGCAAATTCATTTACAACTCGTGGGTCAGCTAATGCTTTTGTTGCGAATTGTTGTAATTGATTTGCTTGTTGTTCTTGTTGGATTTGCTCAGGAGATTTTAGAAGACCTGCTGTATCTATATTGTTTGATACTGCAAACTTCTTAATCAAGTCATCAAGATTGATGTACTGTGCTAGAGCTTGTTGTCCTAAAGTTGAAGCTAAGTCTGATAAGAATTGAAGTAATCTAATTCTATCAGTACTTCTTGCAAGTGCTTCCAAACCAACAATGATTTTTGGCTTCACTATGTCTTTAGGTAATTCTGGTAATAACTTTTGACTTCTTAATAACGATAATTTTGTTTTTAAATATGGAAGCTGAAATTCAGCAGTAAGTAGTCCATAGACACCGCCTAAGGCATCTTGTAGTTCATTAGCTATAAGAGAAATCTCAGTTGCAGTAACTCTTTCTGCTTGTCTTGCTACAGAAGAATTAAGTAGAAAAGACATTTGTAATCTTTGTTCCACTCTTTGAACTGTCTCTAATGCAACTCTAAAATCTGCAAATTTATTCATTTGCAATACAGTTACATCTGCTGAATTACCTTCAATAATAGCTCCATTTGGAGCTTTAGCTATAGAACTTGGTCTTGTTGAACCATTAGGTGATACAAGAAATAGACATTTTGCCATTGCTGTAGAACCTTCTAGTATAGCTCGTGTAAGACCTTCTAGACTTTTTAAGTCTCCTAATAAATGTTCTACCAGTCCACGACCATAGTCCTGACCATCAACTCTATTAAATCGTAATGGTAAAAAAGGTAGTTCGTCTAATTTATATTCTTTTTTTAGAATTTGGATTTTACTTACTTCTTGAACCAAACAGAATTTATTAGGTTCTTTATAAACGTAAGTATAAAGATGAAGATGTTTTTGTTCTTCGTCTAATTTTTTTGTAATTAATGTTGCAATCTCTTTTGGTAAAGATGAAGGAGAAATACTTTCTTTAATAATTAATTTTAATAAATTACCTTCACCATCTCTTTTGATTACATAATTTTCTAGACGATAAACTCTAAGACCATTGTCTGTAATTTTTAATAAACAATTTCCACCAACAATAAGATGTTTCAACATCTCGTAAACATTTACCCTGTCTGAAGTGGCTTCTATATTATCCATTACAGCTTTTTCAATTTGAGCTAATCCTAGTTCAATAACTGATTTTTGTTGTGGGTCTTGTTGTAATTTTTTATAAATTAAATCATCAACACCTAATCTAAAAAAAGGTGCTTGAGGTGGAAATAAAGCTAACATCAGTTTTGATGCTAAGTTCATAACCCCACGACTACCTACTGATTGATAAGGTGTAGGAAAATTTGTACTTTCGTTTGCACCTTTAGGTGGGAATAGAGTTGGTATTGTTAGTTCAGCACTATCTCTAGCTCTTTCTAAAAAAACTTCTCTATTAATCTCAAGTTTTGAATACATACTCTCAATTAATGATTTCTCACTACCTGACTTTTCAGTAAGTATGTATCGTTCCAATTATTTAACTTGTTGGATAATTTAATCCTGAACCTTCGTTAGCCAGTGGTATTCGTAAAGAACCTCTACCTATTCTTTTTCTAGATTGATTACTTGCTAAATTAGAAGCATCTGCCACACCTTCACCTGCTGTTTGCGGTGCTGTTTGTTTCTTACCTGTAATTCCTTGAACAACACTTGGTGGTGTTGGTGGCATAGGTTCAGGTGGTGGTGGTGGACTAGGCATCTTAGGGGATAATCTACACATAATTAATTCTCCTGTTGAATTTTAAATTGATTTAATAAATGATTAACTACTGACCTTTGTCCTGCTTTATAAAAAACTTCTTTTTCTGTTTCTTTTAGTTCTGGGCATTTGTCAGGAAAA